ATAGCACATTCCCCTTTTTGCTCTTCACAAAAAATCCGTCCCGGAAATTAGCTATGCGGCCCTTCGTGTCGCCAAGCGGGATGGTCAGCATTTTGTTCTTTTTTCTTATCGTCCCGCCCTTGTCTTGAATGTAAGAATAGACAACACTCTTTGCCCGGCCGACTCCTGTCCCCGCTTCGCCGTGAAGGACATTCCCTCTTTCCTGGAGAATGAAATCAATGTTTCTTATCAGCTGCCCGGACTTACTTCCTCTTCTGATACCCGCCGTCTTTTTCAGCGACCCTGCCGATACCTTCGCTTCCTTCACCGTGTCAGTGAGCCAGGTAGTCATTATTTTTCTGACTGCCTTCTGAAACATTGACAGCGCCTCGACTCGTTTTGAAATCTCAACCTTGGTCATAAGACCGGCCTCCGATAGTTCAGTAGGACATTGCTTTGATATGGCGTGAGCTCAAACTCTTCTCGTTTCGTCACCGAGCCATCCGGGAAGCTCCGACTTGATTCGCCCCAGCTTTTGTCCTTATATGGCTTGAGTGCGGCGGCTATAAGCTCCAGATGGACTTGCTTCAGGTCTGATAGCTCCGACGTCTCCCAGCCGGCAATATAGCTCAGAAAGTAGGTTGTATGCGGTGTCCACATTCCAGACCGTCGCCAGAGGAAAAATCCGTGCCGGTCAAAATCTACACCCTCAGTGTATTCGTTTCCGTCGGAGTCGGTCAGTTTCGACACTGAAACAATGGGAAAGTTTTTCGGAACTAATGTATGAGAATAATCTTTGACTCGGCACTCTTCATTCGTATACTCAGCCCTGATGATATCACATTGTAGTTCGTGCTTCAGAAACTGCCAGACCGCATCATTGAGAAAAGTCAGCGCTCCGTCCCATTGAGAAGAAGTTTCGCCAAGATAACTTTTGATTTCATCAAGCGATAGAAGTCCCATCATTTTCTCCTTGACGGCTCAAGCATTTTATGCTCTTCAGCCCATCCGTTTTTCAGGTATTCCATAGCAAGATGAGCGGGGAGAGACACTCGCTCCCCCCGCTTGTATTTCCTACCTTGAATTTCAACATCAACCAGAAAAACAACATTAATCTTTTTCATTATCAATTAACTTTAATTTTCACATTCACTAAGGCTTCGGATCTTATCACTGCGCCACCGGTCCGCTTCGTAGCAAAAAATCCTACCAGGTCGTTGGCTGCATAGAGCTGATCAGCTACCAGAACCTCGATGCCCTGACGATCCACTATCCAGAAACCAGTTTTCCAGTCTCCGAATGTGGCTACGATAGCGCCAGCCGCTATATCGGCATAGTCTGGGCACTCGATAATCGGCCGACCAAGAATTGTCCCTGGTGTAGCTCCAGTCATGTCAGGAACGAAAACATACGCACCGTTAGTGACGTTTTTCATCAGCCTGATTGCAAGTAGTGTATTCCGGTTCATCGCCCATGTGCCCATCTGGGAATAAGGTTGGGCAACCTTGTGATAGGCAGTGACAATATCGTCGGCGGCTAGTGTACTAGCACCGGTTGTATAAATAGTCGCTCCCGTAGTAGGTGTTATGACCGCTGTGACAAACTGTGTGCCTTCTGTCTTTCCAAACATCTCACCGAATAGCTCTGCTAACATCCCTTCCAGATTGAAGGCATTGTCTCTGAGGAGTTCTCTTGAAATCTGGACAGCCCTTGTCATCTTGAAAGGTGTGATCTCTATCTGATCAAACGTCATGTCAGTTGGGGTAATCGTGCCACCCTCGCCCGTTATAGCTGCACTGCCCATATTAGTCAGCCGAGGCACAAGCAGCGACCGCATCGACGTGGTCACAACCCGAGCCACAGAACGAATCGGGCTGAAGAGCGTCAGGTTCCGGTCAACTTCAGCGGCCCATTCTTTCGGGGCCAGATATCCGCCGGCCTCAGGTGTGCCTACTACCAGAGCCTTTTTCTCTTCTGGCTCCAGGGCTTCCATGCGAAGATACTTTTTGAACGCTTTTACCTTGAGTTCTTCAGTTTTTTCTGCTTTGTCGACTACCTGAACCCCAGGCTTCTTGACCTCAGCCATTGCCCGTTCCAGCTCGATAATCTTTTTGTCGAGCTTCTCGACCCTTTCCTGAAAGTCGGCCTCGTTGAGTCGGCCAGCCTTCAGGTCTTCAAACTTCTTAGCGATTTCTCTTTCGAGCTCGCTGATTTTTTCTTTCACTTCCGTAAGTTCCATTTTTACTCCATCTTTTTTTCTGACGGCTTTCCTCTACGGTGGCACTGCCGGCCGTAGTAGAAAGTGTCAACCTTGCCCATCTTCTGGGCATTTATATCTTTTTCAACTTTTCAATCAGTTTCTCAATCCTTTCTGCCAGCTCCGCCATCTTCTCTTCCTCTTCTATCTGCTCTTTGTGTTTCGAAAGATGAGATTCGGCCTTCGACCTCAGGTCAGCGGCGGAGATACTATCCGTCACAGGTTTTATCTGGCTGACCCGAGCCAAAGCATTCCGGAAGTGTGGCATGTCCAGCGTCGCTTTCTCGTCCGGGCTCTTCACATTCTCATTGTGATGCGGCAGGTGCCGAGCCCGCTTGTCCTCAGTGTCGCCGCGGGAATAAGCCGGCTCGATAGCAGCGAAAGCAGCGTCCGGAAGTGAGTTTATGTAAGCCACTGTCCATTCCCTCTTTATGACATCCATTTTTTCCAGCTCAATGTTCAGTTCGTTCAGAAAGTATTCTGTCCAGTCGTCCTGAGCTTTCACCACCTGGACCTGCGCCAGCTCGTTGGCAGGGAAAAGGACTAAACTCACCTCGTAGAGTTTTCCCTCGATGATGACATTCGTTCCGTCTTTCATTCGTTCTTGGTTGATGACATCGAACCCGATCGACAAGCCCTTGACCGCACCCTGTAGCATCAGGGCACGCTTTTCTCTGCCTTCTTGTATCTCAAGATTCAGTTCGCCCTCGCAAAGCAGACCGTAGTCATCTTCTCTGAGATGGACAATACCAAGCGGATTTCGTATATCATGCGACCAGCAGAGCGGAAATGGATTCCTTTCCTTGACACTCTTCGCAAAAGCGCCCTTCTTGATGATATCACCTTGTAGGTCTTTCACACCGTAGACCGAAGCATAGCCGATGAACCGACCCGCCTCGTCAGGCGCCTGCTTGACCTTGAAGGAAAAATATTTTTGTATCATTCTCTCCCCCATCATCTATGACAGAACGGCCGGGAAAATAGAGCACAGGCAATTGATTACATTCTCCGGACTACCCGCCGGATCTCCTGGGTATTCCAGCTCTTCCCCGCCGACCATAAACTTTTCGTCCAGCCTAATTGGATTATCCTCATATCTCGACATCGCCTCTATGTGAGCATCTCTGGACGTTTTAATCCGAGCTGACAACCAGCCTTTCCCGTCGACGAACTCAGTCTCACGGTAGCCTTCAAGCTGAGCCCAGTTCTCTACCTTCGCAGATTCAGTCCTTGATATCATCCTTGCTCTCCACGGGGCGAATATTCCCTCTTGCTCCCAGATAGCCTGAGTCAGTTTCTCCACCGTCCAGTTCTCAGCATCGGCCTGAATGATGAGACCCTTGATCCTTTCCAGTGTAGTGCGGCTGATCTTCGTCCCTGATTCAAAAATAAGTCTGTTCAGCTCTTCTTCCACTTCTTCTGTCAACTCGTCTATCACACCCTTCGCCTCATAAGTATACAATAAGCCCTTTGTCGCTGACAGTCCAGCCCTGAGACCATGGGCGAAATGACGGAGATATATTTCCTCTGTGGCTTCGGTATACTTTTTCGCCTCTTCTTCTGGACTAACTATCTCCGGCGCCCTTCTGGCCATAGCAACTGTCCCCATGTCTCGTATCCTCTGGATGATTCTTTTTGTCTGTGAGTCGAAAAAGTTTTCCACGACCGGCACAAAATCTTTTTCCTTCGCCAGGATTCGATCGTAGACAGAATACCAGAGGGCATCTCTCTCTTCTTTTTTTCGCCATCGAGAAATGTCGTAGCTTGGAGTAATGAGTATTAAGGGCTGTTCTTTTGTCTTTCTTTCTGGCGCAGAAGCTAAAGCCTTTTCCTCAGCCCGCATGGTCGGTATCAAAGCAGCTGGGACAAATATCTGATCCCCGCCGCGCACCGGCGAATATCCGATGGCCTCCCTTTTCTCATTGACTGAAAGCCACCAGGCAGTATCGAGATATTGATACTGTTCTGCCCTGTTTTCCTGGAGTGCCTCAATCGCGTCGATATTGAAGTCCAGCGCCAGATCATCGCCCCACTCCACACACAAGCCGTTCGTCAGTCCGGCGAATAGTAAGCGGGCAAAAGGGATCACCGTCTCTTCATAGAACGCTTTCCGAGCCTCTCTGTAATTGCTGTAGGTCTTCTGCTCTGCGTCTCCTATCAGCTCCGGCGGCACACCAAAGACCGCGCATAGCTCCCGCCGATTGATTTTCATCGCATTGACCCAGTCCACATCTTTCGGCGTTGCTGATATCTGTTTCCAGTCCATGCCGGCCTGAAGGACGATTGCCTTCCCAGCATTCAGCGCGCCCTGATAGTCTCTCAGCCTTTTCTCGAGCAACTCCAACTGCTGCTCTGTGAGTTTCTGGTCCACACGAAAAACACCCTCGAGTCGCATATTGTTTCTCAAGAGCCTGGCATTCCACTGATGAGCCTGGCTTGATACTTCTATTCCCAGTCCAGCCACTCTCAGCCGAGATAGCCCGAGATATGGATTGAGGGGATTAAATTCCCGAATGTGAATGATATCTTCAGGTTGGTATTTTATCTGGCTGTTATACTCATACTGCTCGATTCGGTTCGACCAGAAGACACGCACCAAGTCCGGCCGAAGCAGAGATAGTGAACGAGGCTTGCCCTTCTGCCCGGGCCGCAGTTTCAGAATGTAGGCGTTCCCAGCCAGAAGGACATGAGTAGCAACGGCTTCCAGAAAGCTTGACCCGCTGACAAAATCACTGCCAGGGTTTTTCATCAGGTCTAGAATTTCATGCGTTTCTATCTCTTCCCTGTCGTTTTTTTTCTGTCGATATAGAAGAGCTTCCAACCCGGCCACTGACGAGGCAATGAGCCGCACACAAGAAAAAACCGTCATGTCAGAGAAATAGCCTTCGAGTATCAACTGCCTGGAGTCCGCTGTCCCGCGGCCATCTTGCATCGGGAAATATAGAGACAACCCGGTTGGAAAATATTGCGTCATCTGTTTTTTCCTGAAGACATCGAAAAGTTTCATTCTCACGCTCCCCTCAGATGAAAGCCACGTCCGGCATCGTCTGCTGTCGACAGTGAGTTGTGATGGCGTATCTTGTGGCCGATATCAGATGGTTATTGAACTGGACCGGCTCGTTTATTGTCATGCCACTCCGGTCTTTTCGCCAGACATAGCCGGAGACCTCCTTCTGGAGATTCGTCGAGCCGGAGACAATATGAATTTTTTTGCTTCGAAGGAAATCAATTCCTGACCTCACAGAGTCAGGTCCCTTTTCAGAAGGTCTGGCGTCAAGTCCCATCAGGCAGAGTTCCTGTATCGATTTCGGTTCGGCGGAGTCGAAGTATATCGGCTGCCGACAGCCTTGTTCATGAAGAAGCTGTCCGAGCTGTTGGTTTGTCAGGCCCGTCTGGTATAGTTTTTCCTCAATCCAGAATTCATCCGCCCGTCGGTATATCTTTACCACCGCCGCGGGGTCAATGGAGTAGCCGAAGTCCCCGCCCCAGAAAATCTCGTCGAATGCCATCTGCG